ATAGGGAATAGATATTAGTTCTTTGTCTAAATCCAGCATTTTAATAATAGATTCTGCTCTAAAATATATATCGGAGTCTACAAATAACATATGTGTGCAGTTAGATTCTAAAAAAGCTGAAACACATAAGTTTCTTCCTTGAGTAACCAAAGAAGATTTTAATAAAGTAAAGGTAATTCTTATTCCTTTTTTTATACAAAGTTGTTGTAATTCTAAAAGTGCTTGTGTGTAATGCATAGTTACACCACTATGACAAGGTGTACAAATCATAATGTTATAAGGGGACTTAGTTGTTTTCTTTTCTTCTTTTTGTCCGGTGTCCGGTTTCCACATAGGAAGAGTAGCTTTTTCGTATGGTGTTACTTCAACTTCTTTTAATGTTTGATAAGTGTCTTCATTTACTGTTTCTTTCATTTAAAGCTCCTTTCAAAAAGTTTGTCCATTCTATACCCTTTTTTTCCCAGTTATAAAATCTCTTATAAAAGTCTTGTTGATGTTGTAGGTGTTCTTGCATAAAATTTTCATGTAAATAAGATGCTGCAACATTGATAGCCGCTCCTGTATCTTGTGCCATCTGTTCATAATTTTTTGAGTAATTAATATATACTGGCCACTCTGCACAAGTCTCATATAAAGCTCCAAAATTATTAGTTATTACATGTACACCAGATGCTAAAGCTTCTAAAGCTGATGCACAAGAAGTTTCTTCAAATATAGATGGGTACACAAACATATCATAATTAGGCATCATTTCTTTTATGTATTCATGAGGTTTGTAACCAATATAATTTACGTTAGGTAGTTTCTCAGCCTGTTTATATAATCCTTCAAAATCTTTTTCAGTGTTATCTGAAAACTCAGATCCATAGACTTTACAAGAACTATATACATCTAATTTTATATGAGGGTTATCTATCTCCTGCATTGCACGTAACAATACATTTAAACCTCTCCATGGAGTGCAGTGATGTATTAATTTTATTGGAGTTCCTCTTTTATAAATTTTTCTTATAGGAAAAGTATCAATACCATTTTTAATAACTAAAGATTTTTCAGTAGGGATATCAAAAGCATACCTAAACTTTTCGTAATTCCAATGACTATTAAATACATACCAATCATATTCACCATGTCTTTCTTTATTAGTAAAAAATTCTTGTAGGTTAGGTTGGTCCCAAGAATTCTTTTGCCAAAGAATATTTAATTTTTTTGGATCTAATGAAACTTTACCAGGGATAGAGGTACAGATTTGAACTTGGTCTAACAACTCTTTTGAAACATGCTTTTGAAGCATTTCCATCTGTAGCTCAGTAGCTCCTCGGGGTTGCATTATTTTTTAGTTAAAGCTCCAATTTCACCAACTTTTGTAACTTTAATTTCAAGGTCTTGTCTAAAGTCATCCACAGTAGTATCAGTATTGGCATCAGCAACATCATTATCAAAATCAGCTTTACTAGCATATACTTTACCTGTTCTTTTATTTTTAATAATTTCTTTTGCTTCTGCGGGTATTTTAATTAAATCACTCATTGTCTACGTCCTTGTCTATTATATTTTTTATTGTGCTGCAACTTCTTTTTTTTATTAAGATTCTTACAATGTCTTCTAGGCCTTTTCCTAGGTTGATCTCTTTCAACAAAATCTTTAAATTTTCTAGCCATTTTCCTGTGATCGGTCTATGAGAGCGTAACTTACAACACCTGTAATTTCATTGGCGGTGCCTGCTTGCATTGATAAAACATCACTTGCTTCCATAGCTAAAGTTTCTTCTACCATGTTAGCTTGAGCTTTATTAAGTTCTTTGTAACCTATTTTTATAGCTGAGCCACCCGACTTTGTTAACAAAGCGTGAGTATCAACATTACTTGCTGTATCATGAACTGCTTGTAAGCTTTTAACAAGTAAAGTTGCATCTGCTGGGCACGTTAAAACTGTAGTAACGTTTGTTGTAGTTAAATTAAATGTATCGCTTTTGTATCTAATCGTCATGAGATAAACCAGGTAAATGTATCTTGTTCATTTTTAAATTCTTGTTGATAAGAAGTGTTTAACTTATCTTGCATCGTTCGTAAAGACTGAGTTACTTGTCTTTGATTTTCCTCTGTATATTTAGGTGTCGGTTCAGGAATTACTATATCTACTCTAGCCATTATTTACCATGAAAAGTAGAACCAAAACTAGAAGAATCTCTGTAACTAGTAGCTCTTTGAGCAGCTTTAGATGGCCCTGGGTTATTTGTAGGATTTCTACCTCTTTCTTGATTTGTCTGAATATTTGAAGGTCTCATATCTATTTGTTTTTGAATAGCTCTAGCTTCTCTCATGTTTTGTTCAGCAGCTCTTTGTCTAGCATCAATTCCACCAAATTGTCTAGCATTTAAATAATCCGCTAAACTGCTTGATCTACCAAAATCAGAATTTTGTAATCCTGTATGTAATGCTTTAGCTCCTCTAAAAGCAGCGCCTACAGGGCTAAAACGTCTGTACAAATCAAATATATCTTTTAAACCAAATTTTGTATTATTTTGTTGTTCATTTATGTCTACTGGGTTTACTCCAGGTGGAAGCAAAGGTTGAATACCTATATTTTGTCCCTGCATGGTATTAAAACTTAGAGGAGAGATCTGGTTATTTACTTGAGCAATACCCGCATCATTGTTTAAATATGCTCCTTGAGCTTGTGCTGCTGTGTCTGCTAACTGTGAGTTATATTGTTGTAATAAAAAATCTTCCATTATCCTCTCATACCATCAAGTTGTACATCAGCTCTAAAAGTTCCAAATCTCCAATTTTCGTCTGTACTAGTGTTTGCAATTTTTAAACTAGCAAATCTTGCTCTAGCTCTCGTGTCTATCTTATCAGTAGTTGATGTTATTGTAAAAGGTCCTAGCGGTGAGGATACCTCGGTGTCACTTGGATAATCTCTTAATTGAATAGTAACTTGTGCATTACCTTGAAGTAATTTAAAATCTGGTACAAATCTTCTCATACTCATGAAAAATTCTGCATTAGTTCCGTCAGGGTTTAAACTAAAGTCCCCAGATTCTATAAATGCTGGGATTATAGTCTTCGCACCTGCGGTATCTACTTGATCTGTTCCAACTTCGTGAGCGTAATAAATACTTCCACCGTTTATATTTGTTACACCCTGTATTAAAGGAAAGGTTGGTGTTGTTGTTGAGTTAAATTCAGTTGCATAAGGAACATCATATAAATTAGCATCTGTCCAAGTAGTCCTTGATAAGGATCCCGTTGTCCAAGTTGCGCTTTGATAATTATAAGTAACACATCTATCATTAAATGATGAACCTGATTTTGGATAAAACCAAGTAAGTTCTTCATATAAATGATTAAGACCTACATATACTGATTCACCGTTTTGATAATTAACTCCAAGGTTATCTCCCTTATTTGTGAATACAAAGTCTTCGACTTGGCATGGTAAAGATTTAACAGTACCATCGTAAGTAAAGAATCCACCAGATTCTCCCATCCAATAAACAGCACCATTAACATATTTAATAGAATGCTGTCCAATTGCTCCACAGTTAGAACCTACTTGTCTTATTGAGAAAGTAAACGGAGGTCCTACAAATTGAATTACGTAAGCTGAGTTATCAGTTAAAACAAAAGTATAATCTTTTCCTTTTACAGCTCCTACTATTTTTGTACCAGCATCTATTCTAAAGGTACCTGCAGTGTTTACTGAAGTTGGTGAGTAGTCACTTATATTTTCTTGGTCACTAAATCTTATAAACATCTTGTCTTGAGTAGATTCATCTCCAATAGTTGTTTCTGTACCTAACATTAATAAATGTCTATCTCTATCCGATACTAAAGACATCACAGATGCTGTTGGTGAACTACTTACAATAGTTGCTCTTGTACTTAAGGCATTAGGGTTTGAGTTGATTGGATTCCATTCAAATGTTTTACCATTTTTAATAGTAGCTATTAATTTTTCTCCAAAATTATCTAAAGACCAAGATGCAGGATCTATTGTTAAACTTGAAGATAAAGAAGCTTCTCCCCAACCAGTGTAATATTCAACACCAGACCCAGACGTATGAGCAGATCTAGTGCCTCCAGCACCTCTGGTAATCCCTGTTAGATCATTTGTTGATATGCCTGTATAAGATATAAATTCTGTTCCAACTTTAATTGTTCCTGATGTTGGAAAACCAGTTGTTGATGCAAGTGTAATCGAAGTCCCAGATCCTCCAGTACCTGCTGTGTCATCTAATAAATTTCCGTTAAGAGTTCCAAATACTTGTTGTCCTCCGGCCCATAATCCTGTTCCCCAACCAAAACCGTAAGTAAATCCTAAAGCACCTGCACTAATGTACGGATTGATTGTTGCAGATCCACTTCCGTTTACCGTTGTCCCTGCTGCGCTAGCCATTGTAATAGTAAAAGAATCACTATCTGGGACAGTGACTACTTGAAAAGTATTTGTTTCAAAATTACTAGCAGTGTATCCA